CATGTGATAAAGGCCAAAGCCGTAAAATCCAAGTCCGGGCAAGAACTTGTAGCTCACAAACCAGTCACGGCGTTTTTTCATCTCATCGTCTTCGCGCCAATTGCGCCTGACCGACACGATCTTTTGATTGTCGTAATCGATTGTGATGCAGTACGGCAGGGCGACAGCGTTATCGTCCTGATCGTCCTCATCCATTTCCTCGCCATCAATGCCGTCGAACAGATCATAGAGGTGCATTTCAAGCAGTGTGATTACGTCATCATTGCTATCGTCGTATTCATCGACGCCCTCGATTTCTCCAATAACGCTGTCGGCTGGATCGATATCTTCGCTGCCGTCATCGGTTGTCTGGAGGTAGTAGCCGTTTTGAACATAGCGATTGTATTCGTTCTTTGGCATTCTAATGAGGTGAGTATAGCGTGGGGATGTGTAGAGGTCTTTGCTTTCTGGTGCCACGCAGAAGTCTTCTGCCTTGACGAACTGGCTGCATTGCCTGTCGAGGTTTACGTCCCACCAAACTTTTTTGAACGTCTGGCCGACCAGCGGTAGGTGAAACAGCATTTGATCCAGATCGGGAAAGTATTCGGGCATTTCCTCTGTAATCTGATAATTCATAAATTCTCTGACCCTGCGGCCCTGCTCTTCGATTTCCTCGTCTGGCTGACCAATGATGACCGTCTTGATCGGGCCACCTGACGGGTAAAGCTCTGCAATGGCCTTGGCGTTAAACTGGGTTGCTGCCTCGGCTATGAGCGGGTGAACAACGATGGACAGGCCACGGGTGGCCCTCTCGTCCTCGCTTTCATCTAAGCCCCCATCGGGGTCCAAGGTACGCAACCCTGCCTTGTAGCGTGTTTTCCAATCGTCTCTGGCGGCTTCATCGTTCTCGTAATACGACACAAGCTCCGCGCCCTTGGCCGATAGCTCGCGTGCGTCGATCTCTTCTGCGAGATTTGCGTCGAAGCCGCTGTCGCTTTCTTCGATATCGTCAAGCTCTGGATCACCGATCAGCACGTCACCGTCTGGAAGGGTCTCGACCATCAGGTCATCTGCGGGTGCGCCTTCGGCAAACGGGATTACATTTGGATCAGCCATATAAAGTTATCCTTTGCGGTTCTTGATAATCGTCCTCGTCGGGGTCTTCTGTGTGACCAAGGAACCAGCCCTTACGCAGTCTTAGCCATGCTTGGGTGCAAGTGTCAACGATATCATCATTTGGGTGAGCGGGGAAGGCGGCACATATTGAGATCAAATCTTCGGCCCATTTGCGCTTGGGATAGAATATTCTGCCGTCTTCCAACAGGGCAGATGCGGCGTGTGCGCGAGCTTCTTTATCACGGTCTGGGCTGTACGCCAGCACTGGCACCCCTGCCATTCTGAGGTCTTGCAGGAGGCTCTGCCCTGACGCTTTCTTTTCGATCAGCACTGCGTCTGGCTCCCAGTCATCGTGTGCCTCTTGCGCCAGCTTGCGTAGCTCTGGATAGCTCACCTTGTCGTACCACGCCTCCAGCACGATGGCGCAGTCGTAGCCTTGATGCTTAAACACGCCCCAAGTGGTTCTGGCGCTGAAGCTGGAGCTTTCCTTTGTTTCAAAAGCTGTGTCCCAAGATTGGATTACATATTCGATATTGTCGGGTAAATTTTCTTTTTCCCACGGCACCCACCAGCTTGATTTCAGTATGCCACCGCCCTTGGGGCTTGGCCGCTGCTGTAGCTGCCCTGCGGCTGCGTAGGAGCCAAGACCGCGCTCTAGAGTTGATAGTTCTTTCTCTCCGAACCTCTCAGGCCAGAGAAGCTCTCCCTCTTCTGTGCGTGGGTCTGTGAAGCCGAGAGATGATCTCACTGGAGTAGGGTGGCCGATCTCATAACGTGCGGGTAATACAAGATGATCCCATTCATTGCCTAGCTCATTTGCAAGAATATGGCCCGTGAGGTCTTGCTCATTAACGCGCTGCTGTATGACAATGAACGCGCCCGTTTTAGGGTCGTTTAGGCGGCTCTGCATGGCCTGATCCCACCAATCTATGACGCCCTGCCTGACCTTTTGACTGTCGGCCTCTACAACGTTATTTACGTCATCCAAAACGATACAGTCGCCGCCTTCCCCAGTTAGGGAGCCAGCAACTGATGTACTTAATCGAATGCCGTTTTCGCTATTCTCAAATCTTGATTTCTGGTTCATATCCCCACTCAAGTGGAACTTGTCGCCAAAGTGCGCCTGATACCACGGGCTGTCGATTAGCCTGCGACACTTGGTGCTGTCCCTGATCGACAGAGAGGCGCTGTAGGACGCATAGAGAAACTTCTTTGATGGTTGTGTAGCCCAAGTCCACGCTGGCAGCACCACGGCAGTTGAGATAGACTTTGAATGCCGTGGGGGAATATTGATAATCAAGCGTTTGATTGATCCATCGATAACTGCCTCAAGATGATCGCTGATTGCATCTAGGTGCCATCCAGAAGTGTAGTCTGATCCCGGTTCAATCGTCGGCCATGCTGCTCTCGTAAAATCCCTCAATGATCTGCGGTAACGCTCCGCTTGAACTTGCTCCAGTGTCAGCTTGTTTAAAAGCTGCTGCAATTGCGCTGAGTTGGTCATCGCTCATCCTTGTTAAATCTATGACATTTTTATGTTCGACGGTGGTTGCGACCTCATGCTTGTTCGACCAGTTTTCTTTGTCCCTGTTGTTTAGGTAATAAATGATGGCGACATTATCCCGCTCGACGGTAGCATTTTCAAACAGGGCATTGGTAACTTTTGAGAGGGCAATTGCCTTGCCTTTTTTTATAGTCTCCATAAACTCTAAGTTTTCGGCCTGCCTGTTGTAGAAGGTGGCGGGTGAAATACCCAAGCAGGATGCGATTTGTTCGACAGTCAATCCCTGCCCAGCAAGTGTTTTAACCTCTGACATCACCTCTTCCGTGATTTCAAACTTCGGCCTGCCGACAGATTTTTTGGCTGGTTGTTTCTTGGTTGTTTTTTTCGCCATGATACGGCCCTCCTGTTATTTTCATATAATACAAAATTAAATTAAAAAAAAGGGTTGTCGTTCTTGTGATAAAAAAACCCCGCCGAAGCGGGGCTTGATGTCAACTCCCGTTAATTGCCATCGATTAAAGGGAGAGCATTACGATGGCGACAATTGCGACAAGAGTTACGAAGGCAGCGCCTGCAATAATTTCTTTGCCCCATCCGTCTGGCTTTGTGTTGTGGATGCTGACGTGGCCTCTTAGATTGATTGCGATCCACTGCCCTGATCCTGCGGCTGCTTCCCCTGCCTGCGTGTGTATCCACAGGTGTGGGCTTCCCGCACGTTTGGAGCATTCTGGCTTTAGCCATTCTGGCATGTCTTGGCTCCACTCGTAGCCCCTGAATTGCCAAGATTTAACGATCATTTTTCTTTTCCTCTTCTTCGACTGCTTCCTCTAATAATTCTTCAAGCATAATCTTTGCTTTGTATTCCACGAATTTTGTCAGATATTCTGCGGCCTCGTATGGCTTGTGTATTCTGGACAACAGCGCCTCTGCCATTATAAGAGATGGGTCGCATAAATCTCTGTATAATTCTTTAAGCTCTTCCAGAGACATTTGTTTACTGCCCCGAATATTTTTATTGGTCATAATTTATCCTCCTTTATAGTTTATGTTTGTCGCAGAATTTTTTCTGCTTTGGTGTTAATGGCTCATTGCAGAGCCTGCCCATAACTCTTCTGCCTTTATCTATGACGTACTTTTGGCATGTGTCATACTTTTCTTCTGGGCCTTTTGGTATGCCTGCGTCACGTCTTTTTTTTTTGGTTTTTTTATTTTGACACTGAGCCACTCTTTTATTTTTTCTTCTGAGATTTTCTTTACTCGGAATGCATTGATTAGTTCTTGAACGCACGACTTGCCAACATTTGGAGTATCCAACATTTTTTGTTGGCTGACGTTATCCAAGAACTCATCGAAGGTCATTTCTGTTGCGTCCATATTCATTATTCCACTACGCAATCTTCCAGATATTAATAAATCTTTCATTATTTTAGCGTTTTTCCCACGCTCAAATGCTTTTTCAAACCTCTCTCCCATTACAACTCTACACCTTGCTTGTTCAAGACTTACGCCAAGCTCAGCGCCTATTTCTCGGAAAAGTTTACCTGACCGTCTAAGCTCCAGTGCGTACTGATTAAGGTCTGTATTTCTGTTATTTCCAATCATAATTTATCCTCCCGTTCATCGAAGTGGTGAGCCAGTCTGCGTAGCTCTGTTGCGGTTCCTTTGGTGATGACGCCTGTGAATAGTGGGCGTCGATCCTTTGCGTGTACGGCCTCCCCAGCGATTACTGCGTAGGTCGTTTCGGTCAGTTCAAAAGTCAGGTGATCCACTTTGAACTGCTCTCGTTTAATTGCCTGTCTGGTCATAATCTGTCCTGACGTTTTGATATGCTTTTCGCAGCATTCCTCTGGCCTCTTCTAGCATTGTGAGTGCGTCATTGAGGTCTGGAAAGTCATCTGGCGTTATTTTGCACGACAACATATGTGAGATTGTCAGGTCAAGTTTTGATAGAATTTGACCCAACTCTTCGATGCGTTCTAGGTTCATAGCGTGAACCTTGATACGTTGTGCGCCCAGAGGTTAAAGCTGCATTTGGATTGCTCTGGGCTTCCCCACACTTCTGCTTTGGCGATTTTGCCTTTGCCGTGCATCCTTGCCAGATTGTTATTGATATCTTTATCTGTTGTGGTTGCATGGTCTGGGTTGTCTTCGCGGTATGCTGCTATCACTTCGGACGTGATGAGATATGTGTCGGCTTCACTTAATATTTTTGTGACGGTTTCCATAATTTCTTGTGGCGATTGTTTTAGCTCTGTCCACTCTTTTAGAAGTTGCTCCAGCACACCATTATCTGGT